AGTCCTTAGTAATGCCTACATAACCTTGGCTGTAAATATCAGTATGCTCGCTCCTTTTAATCCGGTAAACCTTGTACATTTTGATGTCCGCCTCGCTCAGTCTCTCACGCTGCCCAGTATTATACATACCTGCTTGCGCCCTGTCGATCCATTGCGATCTTCCAAGTCAATCAGAGGCGGTTTTACATCCGCATACATTTTACGGATTTGTACCCCAGTCCTTGTCATTACTGAAGATGACGCCAGGCTCGCCGCTGCCAGACGCCACAATCTTGTCCCATAGGTGGTCAAAGTCCCTGCGGCTTACCTTGTGGCGAAGGATGACAGCAGAGTTGTTGGCTCGACCACGGTGCGGGCTATGCTCCCACCACTCACCGTGCTTTGCCGTAATCATTTCTTCGTCATCCATGCTGAAAAGGCTGATAAGAGCAGCGCGGCGAATGCCACCAGCAAGAACAGCGTCAGCGATATAGCACATAATATCGTGTACTTGGATGGGAGTAAGCTGTACACCGCGGCCACCTTCCTCAATCGCTACATCAAAAACCTTTTGGATATTGTGCAAGCAGTCCTTCAATGGCTGTGGGCCCGGTGCCTTGCCCCCGCTAGTCACAAGGTTAGCGCCTTTGGGTCGGATGTCGCTGAAGTCAAACATCGGGTACGGCTTGCCGTAAAAGTAAGCCTCGCACAGAATCTTGACTGCATCCGCCCATCCTTCAATGCTATCACCGACTAGGAATCGCTTCTTCTTTTTCAACGGCCCAGTAACACTCGGTAGTTCACGGACGTGGTGGCGCTGAACGCTATAGCCTACCCCTGTGCCGCCCAGCAGAAGGAACATAGCCTCTGCAAAGCTGTCAGGGTGATCCACTGGCATGTAGGCGCAGTTGAAAATACGGTTAGGACTGTTCTGAATTGGCTTACCACCAAACTGCAAAGAACGCATAGAAGGTAGCACCTTCTTAGTGAACACAAAGTCTCGGTACACCTGCTTGATCTCTTCCTTGATCTTAGGGTACTTGTTAATGTGCATCGCCATGTTGCGCTCTACAAGCTCTTCCCACGTCTCTCGGCGTCCAATCTCTGGGACGTACTTTGCGTACTTGGTAAACGTAACGATGTCCGACAGGACTTGTGCAGACTTCGTTGTGATTGCTGATTCTGTCATATATCACTCCTTTAGTTCTTATAGCCACTTGTTAGGAATCTGTGCGCTCGGTTCTAAGTTGTAGTTAATCACTTCAATAAGAGCATCCCGAGTTCTTACCGAGCAAACCATGTCTTCGCCTCGGGACGGCTCTCTTTCACTGTCTTCTAACAGCCTTTGCAATTCCTCTTCTACGGCTTCTAGCTGCTTCATAAGAATCATAACGACTAATCCTGATTCTGTCTCTCTTGGCACCTCAATGTAGACTTTATTAGAATCTAATTCGACTTTTGAGTAACCGCTCATAGCTTTTCAAATCCTTTATCTGTTGAGAACCAAACCTCTGATACTTCAGCTTCTTGCAAAGCCAGCGTGCATATCGGGCAAGGCTTGCTGTTGCGCAGATCGCCGTTCTTGTTGATCCTGCAAACGATAACTGTGTCTATATCGTCCCTGGCCCTGATTAAAGCAGCTATCTCGGCATGAAGGCTAACTTTTTCTATCTTTCCTGTCCGCTTGGCATACTCTGCTTGCAGAGGATGAGTCTTTCGAGAGTTGGTAGCCCAACTAACAATCTGCCCTCGCTTGTCCAAACAGATCGCTGCGTGCCTAAACTTAGCCGGACTATGCTTTGCGAAGTCAATAACCTTGTCAATGTAGTCCTCCCTAAGCTCGTCCATGTCAGTGAACTTCTCTGTTAAGGTACTCTTCTAGCAACTCTTGTGCAATCAGCACCATAAGCTGTCCATTGGTGTGATCTTCGTCAGACTCTAAATTAACTTCCTGTGAGGTTTTGTAAAGCATAGCCTTAAAAGCACCCTCTCCTGTGTCTGGATGCTCGTAGAATTCAATGACACCTGCCATTTCGTAGCCCATACTTTCAAAGTCTGGATTAAAGTCTACTTCAAAGTCTAGTCCATTCTCGCTCATAGGTAATTCCTCTTTAAATAGTCTAATGACAGCGGCATACCACAGTAAAAGCCGTCCTTAACTTCGTTCTTGACCATAACACCGTCAAACCTAGCGTTACCTTGCGGCCCTAGGTAGTCTTCGTCATGCTCGTAGCATGTTCCCCAGACTAGGCCCAGCTTAGGTCGCCCAAGCGCGTCATGGATCATGCCGTGCTGGTATATCTGCTGGTGGCCTTGGCTAAAGCTCTGACCCACCTTTTGCAACCTGTTCTCGATGTTGCCTGATAACGGGTTCTTAGTAAGAGATAGAGGGTTTACGAAGTAATGCGAGTACAAAATACCGTCAATCTCTACAATGTCTAGGAAGTTGTGTACTTGCCACCCATACTCCTTTAACTTCAAATCGTGGTATCCCACTGTGCCTTCCAGCCTAGGGTCTTTGTGTACAGCCCTAGAAATTCTATGTTCATGGTTCCCAAGGCAGAAGACAAGCCGAGGGTTGTAGCTTTTCTTTTTGTTAATCAGTCTGCGCTTTTGGTACTTTCTTAGCGGCCCTAGCAGCTCATCCATTCCATCTAATCCAGCCTGTACGTCATCGGCATAAGTCTTGTCGTGGAAGTAAGCAGAGCTGCGATCCTCATAAGAGGAAAGGCTGGCCATGTCCCAATGGTCGCCAATGTGAACTACTACATCAGGCTTCATGTCAATAATTAAGTTACCAATGGCCCGAAGGTACGTTTTGTCTGTCTCTGGCTTACAATGTACATCGGGAATAAATAAGTGTCGTCTATTCGATCCAGTCACTTGGTATGACCTCCCCAATAGCATAATCAAATCCGTGTCTTTCGCACCACTCAGAGTAGCGCATTTTGTGATTCTTGGTACACCAGCCGTCTCTTTGGAACAAAAACCTAATGTCAACCTCTGGGTTGCACTCTTGAACCGCGATCATCTTGGTGCGCATTTCGCCAGTAAACTTCCCCTTAATCTCAACATGAACGCCGTTATCTAGCACAATGTCTGGGGTGTACTGGTGGCACTTTAGCATTACCTTGCTGCCACACTCAGGGCAGTACCCTTGTTTAACCTCCTTTGTATAGTCAAGTTTGTAAGGCTCATAGCTAAACTTGATGCGCCTGTTGCGCAGGTTGTTACAGACCCTTCGCTCTAGTCCGCTTCTGTACTTAGGTTCTGTGTTAGGACGAGCCATCGCTATCGTCCCACATATCAGCTAGGGTATTGATAGTTGTGACTCTTTCAAAAATCACTACCTCGATCTCGCTCTTAACGTCCTCTAATAGCTTAGTCTCAATATCTTCGACTGAATCAAATGTATCAACAATCTCTCTCATAATATCTAGTAAGTCTTCTGTCATTCTGGTGGCCTCCATCCTGTGTCATCGCTTGCCCTCATTAGATATAGCATCTTACACGTCGCGTGCATCATTTTAATAGCCTCGCTTTCCTCAACACCTTCTTTTTCAAGATTGACAACCCAATGATTTTTTGCCGTGTTGTAGTAATCTTTTTCAGAAGTGCAGCCTTTAAGCAAAGAGTCAGCCCTCTTGTCTCCTACTCTGTGAAGCCCTGGAATGTTGTCTGCCGTGTCTCCTGTAAGGACTTGGCACCAATACTTGTGCATCGCCTCTTCCTCAGTCACAAAGTAAGCCCTACCCTCTTTGTTGTGCGTAGGCCAGCGGTAATGGTGGCCAGGTACAGTATCCAGGTCTTTGTCGATTGAGCAAAGAATCAAGTCTTCTGACCAGTCCCCGTAATGCCAGTGCGTCCAACCGATTGCAGCTACCTCGTCATCCGCCTCCCAGCCTTCTCTGCTAATCTTAGCGTCCCAGTTGTCGATTAGGTGCTGCCTTACTAGGCTGTAATGAAAAGGCTTCTCATTGGCCTTCCGGTTAGCTTTGTAGTCGGTGCTGACGGCGTAGCGGAAGTTAAGCGTAAGGTCTGGCACAGTCAGCCACACTTCCACGTTGTCTACGTCACCAAATGAGCCAACGATGTTGTCCATCATCACATCAGTGTTATAGCAAGTCTCTGACTCGCCTCTCGGGAAAGCCTCTATGGTATCTCCCGCATGAATGGCTGCCTCTTTGGCCTCTGACTTTAGCTCGTAGGTTCCATAAAGCCTACCATCTTCGTCAAAAATAGCCCAATCCTGAGAAGCAAACGCAGCAGCGTACACAATAGAATCGGCGTCTATAATCAAAATTGTCATTTTTTGAACACCTCGTCTATTTCCTTCTCAAAAATCTGCTTTTCTGAGCGCCTGGAAGGTTTGGAGTGCTTGCCGCCTTTCTTCATCCAGCGATCATCGTCTCTCATCCACTCTGGCTGTTTTCGTCTTGTCTTTCCCATGTTGATAGCCTTGAACTATTAAAAAATGCTTAAAAGTTGGCGGCCCGCCGAGGAGTCGAACCCCGCAAACTGAGATTAGAAGTCTCTGCTGTACATCCGGTACGCGGGCCTAGTAAACATCAGAACGGGATATCGTCGTCAAAATCCTGATCTGCCTGCTGGGTCTGCTGGTTGTTTAGCTCGTTCTCTTCCTGCTTGCGCGTCTCGTCAGCAGTCACGCCATGCTCTGCATAAGGCACAAAATACTCACTAGCAATCCGCACAACCTCTGAGGCAGCTTTATCAAGATCGCTCTTGCCTGTCAGAGTCCCAGCAACAATCTGTGCAGCGTAGCCCATTGCGCTCTGCCGCATGATTGCAGCCTGTCGGTCGTCGTTCTGCGCTACGGGCGCATTGTTAGATACACCACTAGGACGAACGCTCCCAGTGCTACCGCCGCCGCTATTGCCTCCACCATTTGATCCAGCCTCCTTCAAAGTTACGTCACTTGATCGGATATTGTTGTACGTCCGGCCATTACGCTCAACACTGTTCACTACAGCCTCGATAACGTCTCCCTCAGCAATCTGATGCCACCCTGCGCCTACCTTAATGTTAGCCTGGGGCTTTTTCTTTTTGCCGAGGCCGTACCACTCACCGTTAATGTTGATGTTGACGGCGTACTGATTGCCGTACTGGTCTTCTTCGCCAAAGTCCTTGACGAAAACCTTTTCAATCTTTCCTTCAATAATGCTTTTGCTCATAACTACCTCTAGTGAGTATCTGCCCAACTGTCGCCCACTTGCACTTCACCGGCTAATGGACATCTTAGCTTCAAAAACTTGGTCGCTTCTTCAAATGCTTCGTGTACACTAATAGTATAACCTTCTATGTCATCCTTTGCAACCTCTGCTTGCACTTCGTCGTGGATATTGCCCACGAAAGTAGCGTCTAGGCTACGCTCTTTAATCTTCCTGTCAAGAATACAAAGCACAACCTTCATCGCTATGCCTCCGCCTGACTGGAAAAGGTAGTTCAGCGCCTTGTGTTTCATTAGCTTACCTTTGTCGTCTCTGCGCATCCATACCTTGCGGCCATCTAATCCCACCAAGTACCCTCTCGCTGCCGCTCTTTCAACTCTTGGCTTGAGAGCCGATATGCCTGGAAATACTTCCTCAATTCTGCTCGCAATCTTTTTACCGTTAGCCTCAGAAAGATTAAGATTAGAAGCCATCTTTCTGGCAGAGCCGCCATATATAGCCGTATAGACCTGTTTTTTTGCATCATCCCTAGTATCCACTCCATAAGGCTTGCACGCCTGTAGCACTCTCGTGTGTGGGTCTGTGCCCTTCGATTTGTCTCCGTTGATAAGGGCATCAGTAAACACGTCAGAGTTAATGTAGTGCGCTGCAATTCTAAGTTCCAACCCTTCTGCGTCAAACCCGACCAGTTTATACTTACCCCCCTTATGTACAAACAGGCTGCGCATTTCCTTGCCGAAGTAAACCTCGTCAGAGCCTTTTGGTACGTTGGCAATGATCTTGTGAGTCATCCTGCCTGTATTGGTGCCGTTGGGGTTAGCAATAGCTGGCACTCGGCCATCAGGCCTACAAGCCTCAATCCACCCAACGATCTGGTTTTTCCGGTGAGTTACCTTGCTGTACTTGGCAAGCTGCTCTCCGACGCTGTTAGGCATCTGTAGGAGATTTGGGCATGGCTCACCATCTACCTTCAGTTTCGGCTGTCCTGTCGGCGTATAGGCTGTAGGCTCCCAACCTAGCTGCATCAGTCGAGCGCCCACCTTTGCGTGCTGGGTCAGCTCTATCTGGTGCCACTCAATCTTAGTAAAAGCCCCGCCTACGTCCTGCCCAATGTCCGCCCTGACAGACAGCTTACCAGCCTTAGTAAACGGCTTATCTACTACACCTTTTTTCTCGTAGTAATGCCCCAGCATCTCAGCGATGTCCGGTTTTATGTCCGCCTCAACCTGCTCCAGTTCAGCAACCCGCTGGTGCGCTGATTGTAAATCAAACTTCCAACCCGCACGTTCCTGTGCCGCTATGA